AATAACTTCGTTCATATTAAATGAACGTTGAAAAGTATAATCTTTCACTGTGACACTTTTAAAAATGTCAGGATAGATTGCATACTCAATTCGGTCAAAACTGTCTGCAATTAATAAATCATTATTGTCTGTTAAAATAACCAACACTTCATTTTCATGAAGCAATTTATAAGCAAAATCTTGCCAAAAGTCTGCAGCTGATTGATCTGTATTTGGCCTTACATTGAGTAAGTAATCCCAATCACTTTTTATCCTCTTCTCATCTTTTGATATTCGAAATTCAGATAACGAAATGGTCCTGCCAATAAAATTAATACAGGTTTCTAAAGCCATCTTTTTTAAATAAGCTCGTTGACTTATTTCAATACCAAAGAAATCAAATTCATCAAACATCGTGCTAATTTCTTTATTTTTATTAAGCACATCCTGTAGCCATCCCATGCTTTCACCCCCTCTCTAGAAATTCAATGCGTTAAGTGCATCCAATGAGCTACCTATATCCGTTTCAGCCACTTCATCAGCTCGATATATGGCGTGTACAAATGCTTGGAAGCCATCTGTTTTTCTTCTTATAGGTTCCTTTTTCTGATACTCTTTGTTGCCATCTTTTTTAATAACAACTAGCACATTGTTTGTGTACCAACGCATTAGAGGATTGTCCCCAAATATAATTTGACGATTGGCAAAAGCAAGCTCGATTCGTGGAGCCAATAAACTGTGGATGGCCCTTGGATTTCGGATTATCTCTACTTCAAACCCTTCTGCTTCAAATAAAGGCTTTAGCACTTCCATTCGGAAATTATCACCAATAACTTTTTTGATGTCGTAGTAATTTCTCATTTCAACAAACCAGGAAACAACTAAATTTGGATCAATGGTTTCGCCCTCCACAACTGATAATAACCCTTGCTCTTCCCATTCTCGAATAGGTGCAAATTTACGTTTACCAGCCATTTCAGCATCTTGTTTCTTGGAATAACTATAGTACTTGTCTACAAATTCTTTACGAGCATAAGAATGAGTTTTCCAAACGTAATCACCATTCTCACGGAACAATAAACCACATGCTGCGAAGTCTCGTATACTAGCAAAGTCAATCGCTCCTATAGCCTCTCTACCGTGTAAATCAGGCATCTCCCGATTAGTTGCTAGTATTTCCTCCCACTTTGCTACAGAACGTTCTAAATCAGTCACAGGGCAGTTCATACGCTTAGTCATAAATTCTTCACGGTTTGTTGGATCGTCTTCTAAATCCTCGTACTCTTCAAAGATCGTATCGAATAGCCCTTGAGCATATTCACTACGTGGATGACAAAGCATTGGATTAGCTTTTTCCCAGCTATCAATATCATCAACTTCCTTTTCATCGTCTAGCTTACAAATGAAAGGAAATAATGCATTCGGCCGGGCTTCACCACTTAAAACCTTCAATGCTTTTTCTTTTTGTTTATCTAAGAAGCCATCTCGGACATATCCATCAGTACCGATGTAAAACTCACGTGGATTTTTCTTCTTTCCAAGCCCTGAAATATGGACTCGAACATCCTTATTGCTTTCAAATTGGTGTATCTCATCGAATACAACGGCACCGTCACGCAAACCATCTTTTGTTTCTCCATTGGAAGTACGAAACTTTAATATCGAATCAGTTTTATTGCTTGTGATCTTTTCTTTTGTTCGATAAAACATTGATTTTAATATGCTGTTTCGACCAATAACATTGTAGGTTTCATCAAATGAAGTTTTGGCTTGTTCTTCACTGTTAGCAACAATCGAAACGTTGTATTCTCTAATACCGTGATGTGGTCCAATTAAGAAATGAGTAACAACAGAAATCAATCCATTCTTACCACCTCCACGACCAAGCATCCATAAATGCTTACGATAAAACACACGGCCATTCTTTTTGAAAAATAAAAAGACGAATGCGATTAAAAACTTCTGAAACGGCTGTAATGGGAAATACCACTTCTCACCGAATCGGATACACTTTTCAATCATATCGTCATCAAAAAATAAATCATCTCGACTTAATACATGCTCTCGCAAATAATCAATCAACATGATCCGTTCGTTATTCAGTTTGATTTGTCCAGATTCATAAAGTTGAATGTATTCGTCCACATACTTATTGCTAATCAAATTAAATCATCTTCCGAATACTCTTCTTTGCTTTTGCCTTCCACAGTTGAAGTAGCAGGGGGCAGTCCTTCATCTACAAAGTTAAACGACTTCTCCAAAGCAATTAATTGAGTATTTATTTTCGTTTTATCTGTCATTGCTGGATGACTCTTGATGAAACGCTGCTTCCCATTTTCGATGATAATAGTCGAGCCATCTCTTTCGAGTACTTCATCACATTGTTTGTCGAGTTTAAGTAGCTCAATATAACGCTCAACTTTCTTCACTTCCAATAAATCGTTTGTATCAATCCGACTCATTAGCTGGGCCTTCAAATTTTCTAAATTCATAGTCTAACCCCCTCCCCCCCTCTCGCGTGGAAATAATAACCTTTAAAAATCTGGACAGAACACCCCATCACCGGTGCCCAGGTTTCGGAAAATCGCAAAACTTTTTACCCGGGGGGTATTACCATTTC